TTGACCTCATCGAGTTCCATCTGTGATGACTCGAGCTGTTCGACTATTGATCGTTCGAGTTGTTCCATCCATAGTTCGTAGGCTTCGGACTTGTCTGGTTTGAGTCGGTAGTTGGCAAGTCGCTGTTGAAGGTTTCGCAGTTGGATGTGGATTGACATATGGCTTTGAAGATTTGATATGCTACTTGGGGTACTATGGCGTTTCCGTAGGCTTTGATTGATTCGTTTCGCCACTTTGAAAAGGTAATTGAGTCCAGTCGGGTGGAAAGCCCATCATCTCCGCCACAAACCGGGGATTGAGTTGGGAAGTTTTGCCAGTTTCCTGGTATGCCCTTTTTTGCAAGGAGTCCTGATTTCTCTTGCCAGTATTCTTCGATGGATTGTCGTCCGCTGTCGGTGTCGGTAGCATCCCCATCGCCATCCTTTTGGTAAGGCTGTCTTGATTTTGAGTCTTTCCATTCTTTCCTCCGTCTGATGCATTCGGTGTCGGCAGCATCCCTGTTATTCTTTTGATTGTATCCGGAAGAGTTTCCCCATATTTTTGAATTTTCCCTGTTGATGAAATTCGTTCCCCTGGTTTCGTTTGACCCAAATAATCCCTCGCATTCGGTGTCGGCAGCATCCCCATCGCCATGGCTCGGTTCAAGGTTACCGAGTGCATGCTGCCCTCCTTGACTTGGGTTGATTTCATGTTGGCTGTTGCATTGGTGCTGTCCATCGCTGTTGGTGTTGGCAGCAGACCGTTCATTGCTAAATCTTTTAATGGCGCACTCCCATTCTGACCTTGATTGCTTATTATTCTTCCTGCTGTAGTTATTTGTCTTGGTGGATTTGTCATCATATCCATAGCTTGAGGAGTAGGCAACAAACCAAATCCTATCTCTTCGGTGTGGCGCACCGACGGCACAAGCTGGCAATAATACCGGTTGTACTTCGTACCCAAGAGCTTCCAGGTCAGCGCACACTTCCTCGAAGACCACTCCCCCATTCCAATTAGTGAGGCCACGAACATTTTCGCCCACGATGTAGGTTGGCTTAACTTCTGAAATGACTCGGAGCATTTCGGGCCAGAGATGTCGCTCGTCTTCTTTCCCAAGTCGTTTGCCTGCTGCTGAGTATGGTTGGCATGGGAATCCTCCGGTAAGGATGATGTCATCATCTCGCCATCCAAATCCAAAGCGGTCTGAAAGTTCTTTGTTAATTGTTTCATAGGTTAATGTTTTAACATCTTTATGACAATAGCCATTAGGCCAATAATGTTCTCTGACTTTGTTACCAAAATCATTTATGTCGCAAGATACCCAGTTGCGCCATCCCATCCATTCGGCTGCAAGTTCAAAGCCACCTATTCCACTAAATAAGCTGATATGTATCATCTTTTAACCAGTTTTTAATTTTTGATTTATTGGCTTTGAGTAAAATGTAACGACTGTGCTGGATGGTTATGCGTAATTCATATTTAAAGTCGAATGCATCCCAATGAGGTTTTGATTTAATAAATTCTATCATTTTAGGTTCTGACCATCTCTTGCCAGACCTATCAAATCTGGGTTGACCGTAATATTTAAATATGGATGGGAATCGGTTTTTGCTTGCTCTTGGCATCAGAAGTTAATTGAATCTATCTTAGTCACTTTCCAAGCGGTGACATCGGTATAAAATCGGTCGTTCCATTCACGGCTTTCTACATTGATGTCGCAGACTAGAGTATCATTGATCCGGGCATGGCTGACTACATTGATAACAGCATCAGTCTTGGCTTGGATCGATACTTGCTTGGTAAAGTTGCCGTCTTGGTATTCGATTAGGAATGCCTGACGTTTCCATTCTTTGCCTGCCTTGGTGGTGCCGGTCTCTGGGTTCATTACTTTTTTAAGTTGTCCTGTGATTTGCATGATTATATGGTTTAAAGTTAGTATCAATAAGAAGCCCCCTCAGAAGGTAGGAGACTTCTTTGGGGGCAGTTGGCGTGGGAACCACCAATGTTTCGTATCGTCTCCTACAACGATGGGACAAATCTATAACAGCTTTTTGGCGAATCTTTGGTGAATGATAAATAAAAAGACCACCAGTTATTTAACTTTGTGAACAAATGTTGATAGCTTTACTTCGGTGAGATACAAGAAGATAATTTTAAAAGATAGGCCGTTTGTGCTTCATGTCTTTTACAAAGCCAGTACCAGGGAAGTCACAACAAAGCTGAACCGCATCAGAAAAAAGTCGGTAAAATTCGATTTGCTAGAGTTTACCATGGATCATGATACCGATGCGCAGACGTGCTATCTGGGTCACAGCTTACCTGGCAACTATGCCATCATGTTAAGACGATCAGATATTGAGAGCATCGCACATGAGGTTTGGCATGTGGTGATGGACCATGGGCGGTATATCGGCTTGGAGCATAACGAGGCGAGCGAGGAGAGCTATGCATATTTATTTGGATATTTAATAAAGCAAATACATGACTTTACGCAGAAGGGTAGCTAAATGGATCAATGAGAATGATGCCAACGGCATTACAAAGGAATTGGGATTGGACAGGGCGGCTAAGTTGTTCATAGCGATGCACCCGGATGATAACTTCAATTTCAACAGCGTTAGGATTTTAATCAATAGGATTAGGAAGGGAGAGTTAGTTGTGAAGCCCGATTTAGTTGAGCAGGCCTTTGATAAGCTATCCAATGAAAATAAGGAGGAATCGGCTGATTTCAGTGATCCGCTTGGTATGTTGATTGATTTCCCTGGCAGCTGGGCTGAGATCAATGACCCGATAACGATACAAGGCATCAAGCGTTTGGGCATCTGCAACGATATCCACTTGCCCTATCATGACAAGTTTGCGGTTCAAGCTTGCTTCGCTGAGTTCAAGAAGCGAGAGGTTGATGGCATCTATCTGAACGGTGACATCATGGATCTGGAAGATGTGAGCCGATTTGAAAAGATGCCTGATGGCCGATACCTAAGAGATGAGATCGAGGTAGGTCGAAGCTTTGTAAAGTCATTGAGGAAGCTATTTCCAGAAATTCCTATCTATTGGAAGGATGGCAACCATGAGAAGCGGTTGGAGTCGTATGTGGCCTCGAAGGCACCGGAGCTGGTGAAGCTGTTTGGCATGGATATAGCTACGCAGTTGGAACTTGCTGAACATGACATTATCCACGTTCCCGAGCATAAGGTGGCTAGGTTTGGTAAGTTATGGATTGCTCACGGTCATGAATTGGGATTGAAAAGCGGCACAGTGAACATTGCTAGACAGGTGAGGATGAGAGTTGGGGTTAACCTTATATGTGGGCACTGGCATCGTCAACAATTTGATACAAGCAGAAATCTTGCTGATGAAATCCATGGCGTTTGGACTTTGGGATGTTTAGCTTATTTAAAACCAAGATATTTAGGTGTTTTAAACCAATGGAATCAAGGAGCAGCTACTGTTGATTTAAATGAAGATGGTTCATTCCATGTAAATGCATTTCAAATCATTGATGGTGTTGTAGTGTAACGAAGTAAGGGTAATTTTGAGTCATTCTTGTAACGATTTCCGAATTGGCCTGCCGCCACCTAGTGCAAGGTTATTAGTCCTTACCATCTGCATGAATTGTTCCGATTTATTCATGCCATATCTTTTGCGGAATGTCCGCACTTGGTTGCGATTGATGCCTATTATTTCAGCGAGTTGCTTGTCGCTCAACATGGGGTTGTCCTTTATCAGGCGCATATCGGATGCGGTCCATTTATGGTTCACTCTTTTAGCCATGCCTTTAGTTTTGGGTAGTTGGCTTTAAGTTCAAGGTACAAGGCATGCTCTGGAGTTACACGGAAGTAGTATTCAATCTGATCCTTGGTCATTGACTTTTGATTGATATAGCTTATGATGTTGGGTTCAGACCAGCGTTGGGAGAAGCGTGGCGCATGACGTGGAACGGCATAGTTGTCCCACAGTGTTGGCCATTTGAAGCGAGCTGATTTCATATTAGAAGAATATTTCAGAGCGGTACTGCTCGAGTTTGATGATGAATTTAATCAGTTCGACCTTGGCTGTTTCAAGCTCATCGGGCACATCCTCACGATTTATGCGCAGGATCCAGATTGGTTTCTTGACTAGGCGAGGGTCGTAGCTTACGAAGTCCACCCATTTGAGGTCGGGATTGACCAAAAAGTAGGACCAGATCTGCTCCTTGTACTCGTTGGGAATCTTGCCTTGTCGGATGTACTTGATGTGGTTCTTGGTCTTTGGGCATTTGACTTCCACTGCCCCTTCCGTTCCGATGTAGCCATCCGGACTTTGGACTAAAATTGTCCAATCCTCTGACTGGATTAGGCATGGATGATCTACGTCATGTCCGGTGATGTTGCAGTATTCCTGGATGGCGAGAGGTTCCATATCGATGCCTCGTTGCATCTCTTCGCTTATGAATTCATCGTCATCGATCATGCCTACTTCTTCTTCGGCTATCAGTTCATCGATGAGGGATAGGTTGTCCTTGGCCAACATCTTCTTGAGTCTTGACCCGGTGAGTTTGCCGAGTCTGAGCTGGTGCCATTCGTGGCTACCTTGCTCGCAGTTGTGTATGATCATTGTTTTAGTTTGTTTAGTGTTCGTTGTGCAAAATCTTCATTCTTGCCTGGGCCATGCAGTTCCAGTCCTTTCAGAAAGCCGATCTGCCAAGCGGCCATTGTCAGCTCATTGACCATGCGTGATACCTCATGGGCTTTGCCATCAGTAGCGGAGTAAATGAACCGCTCGACTAGAACCGACTGCTTGGCCTCCAGGTGCTTGATTGCCTCATCTACCTTGCTCATACCAGGTCCCCCACTTTCTCGTCAATCTCGGCCTCGTAATCCTTTGGGTCGAGTTCAACCACATCGCCATCGGCTAGGGTTTCGGTTAATGATAGGCACTTCCATGAGTAGTCGCAGCTGGGCGATGTCCAATAGGTGGCATCGTGATAGTTGGCGTTGACCTCGACTATTGCGTCAAGGATGCGATCACCGCCATCGATCCATATCTCTAGTTCGTATGTCATGCCATACCTCCCTTCTTGCTATCCTTTGCCTTGATGACATCGGGGTGACCTTGCTCATCCTTGGTTAAGGAGGTGTAGGTTTTCTTAAGTTGGTCCAAGGTGGTGCAGGCGTTGATGGCGGCGATGGCCTTGGCCGGGTCAATGGTTGCAATCTTTGGAACGAAGTCACGGATACGGAGCGCATCGACATCCTCACCAAAGGCACGGATCCTGCGTGCGAATATTTGAATCTTTTTTCCCTGCCACTGCTCCATATAAGGAGTAGCGTGGATCTTGGTGATGGTCTTTGCGTTTGTGTTGTTTAGGATCATCGGCTTGACTGGCTCCATGAAGTGAACCACAAGACAGTCCTGTTTCTTGCCATCGGTTCCCACGACCTGCTCAAGGCCGCATGATTTGATGGTGAGAATCAGTTCCTCACCAGGTTGGAGTGCATAAGCTCCGATGTAATCTGGATTCTTGAGCTGTTTCCAGTGTGTTAGTTTGTCTGACATTTTTTAATAGTTTATTGGTTTATAGGTTTTAAGGAATACATATTCTGGCTTCATGAAGTTGGTGTAAGCTTGAAGCGGTTCAATAGTGATGTTTGCGGTGTCTTTGCAGTAATAGACCAAGCCATAATAGACTCGTTTGATGGTGACTTTTTCGCCTGAGTAGATGTTGACCCATCGTGAGTTGACTCTTGGTTCAATCATTTGCTTTGAAGTTTTAGACCTTTGACATGGTTGATATAGTCTTGGTCAGTAGGGTAGCCGTGCATGCGCCAATAGTCTTTGAGTCGAGATACCAGATCCCAGTTGATACTTCCACGGATGGTCTCGTTGCGTTCCATCTTGAATGGTACTCCTTTGGTGATTTGTCTGTTGTAGTCTTCAATGTTGCTCATTGCTTTGTAGCGATTTTAAAATGAAATAAACACTTATAGCCATAAAGATAAGGGCTGTGATGATTTGTTCCTGGTCAGCTGCGGCCATTGCTACGAATGCGGCTAGGAATGCAAATAGTGGTTTCATGCTATCACCTCCCATGTATAACCAGTTTTCACTTGTGAGTTGACATTGCGCAGGGTGCTTTGAAGCAAAGCCACTGGAATGACAGCTGTCTTGATGGCGTTGGACAATGTTGGCTCTTGGCCGATCTTAACGCATACGATGGTGGTTTTTTCGGCAGTGTGGAATTTAGTGTAGTAGTTCATGGTTTTGTTGTTTTGGTTTGATTTGATAGGGCAAAGATAGTACAATTTTGTAACATACAAGCAAAAGGGCGAAAAATAACTTTATTTAGCTGACATACAGCAAGATAATTTTTAAGCATTAAGTTTTTATTGCCTAGAAATTACGTTTTTATACCTTTGGCGCATGGTTACGATTAATGAACTGATAAAGATGAGCGGCTACAAGAAGGAGTTCTTGATCAAAAAGACCGCCATACCTAGGAACAAGTTCTATCATGCCTTGAAAGATTTGTCGGTTTTGAATGATAATGAGCTTAATCAATTAGCTTTGGCCCTTGGTTATAAAAAAGAAGTCTTAGAAGATTTAATAAATGCGGGAAATCAAGCTACAGGATTACATCATTGACTCACTCGAACTCGGTATGAACATCAAGCTATTGTTGCTTGCCACCGGGATAGACGAGGAGACATTCATGCACAAGGTAGAATATGACAAATTCACAAGAGATGAAAGCATCAAGATTCACAAGCTTATTAAGAGCTGGCGCAAAGCTAATGCGATATTTTAAGTGGCTTAACCAGGAACGGATGAAGGCCATGGTCGATTGCAAATCACCCCTAAATTTTTAAATATGATCTACAAAATCACCACAACCATCTTTGCATTGGCATGCATCTACCTTGGGACCAGGTTGAATGTATTGAACAATGAACTGGCCACTGTCAGAACAGACCTTAAATCGGGCAAATCAATCCTTGAGGATTTGGAACGCAAGAACTCCGAACTCAACAAGCTGAACGATTTGTTCCTGAAAGAGAATGCAGACCTGATCACGGCTAACAATGAACTTAAATTTATCCAAGACAAAAAACCCTTAATCATCTATCGCAATGAAAAAAACCGTAATGTCAATCGCAATGCTTCTGAGCAGTACAATGAGCTTCTCACAAAGCGATACGAGCTTGAATGATTCGTTGATCTACACTCCTCAGTACTTGTTCGAGATGATGATTGCTGATTTGGAGCAATGCGACCTTGACCGTATTGAATTAAAGAAAGCCAAGGCGGAACTATCATTGATATATGTTGAACTCGCCAAAGCCAATAAGAGCAAGGAGATAGCATTTGACCAGATGAAGGATTTGCGAGAGTACAATGACAGTTTGGTTAATCAGAATATGAACATGGCCATCGAGCATCAGCGTTCATCTGACAAGCTTAAAAAGAGTCGTAATTGGTGGCGATTTGGAACATTCGCTGGATTCTTGACTGCCATTGGTATCCATTACAACTGGAAAGAGTCTTGGGTAAACGTGCGCTGATAACAGGTGTAACCGGTCAGGATGGTAGCTACCTGGCTGAACTGCTCTTGAACAAGGGCTATGAAGTCCATGGCATCAAGCGTAGGACCAGCCAGATCAATACTAGGCGCATCGACCATCTGATGGACCATGAGGACTTTCATCTGTTCTATGGCGATGTCACTGATCCCATCAATATGATGCAGGTCATTGCCAAGCATGAGTATCATGAGATCTACAATCTAGCTGCGATGAGCCACGTTGCGGTTAGTTTTGATACACCATACTACACGGCCAATGCGGACGGCACTGCGATTCTCGGCATTCTTGAGGCAGTGCGTCTGCTTGGTCTTGATACTAGGATTTATCAGGCAGGCACAAGCGAAATGTTCGGCAATGCCAAGGCACCCCAAAGAGAAGAGACTCCGTTCGAGCCATGCTCACCATATGCCTGCGCCAAGGTTATGGCTCATAACTTGATGGCCACCTATCGCAGGGCTTATGGTATGCATTGTGTCAATGGCATTCTGTTCAACCATGAAAGTCCAAGGAGAGGCGAGACGTTTGTCACTCAAAAGATAATCCAAGGTGCCAAGCGATTGGTGAAAGGTGAAGGTGATCCGATACTGCTTGGCAATGTCAAGGCGGTTAGGGATTGGGGTCATGCAAGGGATTATGTGCGTGGCATGTGGATGATGATGCAACATGAGATTCCTCAGGATTGGGTGTTGGCTACCGGTATAACCATGAGCGTTGAGCAGTTCGCTACTTATGTGTTCAAGGAGCTGGGCTATGAGATTACATGGCAAGGTGAGGGAATCAATAGGACTGCTAGCAATGCCATACTAGGTCGTGTTATCGAATGCCGTGAGCGATACTATCGTCCTGCGGAAGTAAACCACTTGCAAGGCGATTCGAGCAAGGCATATAACTTGCTTGGTTGGCAGCCATTCTTTGATGTCCATTTATTAATCCATGAGATGCTGAATGCGAAAAACGAGTAAGATATATGTAGCAGGTCATACCGGAATGGTAGGTAGTGCCTTGGTTCGTGAGTTGAATAGATTAGGTTACATGAATATCATAGTTCCTGATGTAAGACTTGACTTGCGAGACCAAGCCAAGGTTGATTATTTTATGAAGATGGATCGGCCTGAGTATGTGTTTATCTGCGCTGCCAAGGTTGGTGGAATCAAAGCCAACAACCAATATCGTTCCGATTTCATCACCGACAATCTGATGATTCAGACCAACCTTATCAGTTCGGCACATAAATACAACGTGACAAAGCTCATGTTTTTGGGTAGTTCCTGCATCTACCCACGCAACTGCACCCAGCCGATCAAGGAGGATTACTTGCTGAGTGGCTACCTTGACCCTACCAATGAACCCTATGCGGTTGCCAAGATTGCTGGACTTAAGATGGTTGAAAGTTATCGCAAACAGTATGGATGCGACTTCATAAGCTTGATGCCTTGCAATTTATATGGACCTGGCGATAACTTCAACATGAATAACGGCCATGTGATACCGAGCTTGATGATGAAGATGATGAGTTTTGATAGGATCAATGTCTGGGGTAGTGGCAATGCTATGCGTGAGTTCATGCACGTTGATGACTTTGCTAGGGCGATGGTATATTTTATGCGTGGCTATTCGGATGACAGCATATTGAATGTCGGCACTGGTCGTGAATATGTGATTAGCGAGCTGGTCGATATAATGGCTGATGTTGTTGGGTTTAGTGGTCGGATTACTTACGACCGTTCTTTTTATGAAGGACCAACCAGAAAGGTGTTGGATGTGAGCCGTGCCAATGCGCTAGGATGGACTGCTGAGATTGATCTTTGGAAAGGTTTGGAAGATACATTCAGATGGTTATCTTTGAATCATGGCATTGGCAAGGTTAGAGTTTGACTTGAGTGATCCGCATCAGGAGTTGGAGCATCGCAGGTGCGTCAAGGCGGCTGACATGGCTTACCTTATCTATCAGATCAAGCATAATTTGCTTAAGGATATGCTGACCGATCGTGACTCCTGCGAGTACATAAATGGGGTTGAGGATACGATTCGGCAGGTGTTTTCATACATGAAAGAACTAGACATCAATGCCGATGAACTCGCTTGAATACCAGAACATGCTTGTTGACCATAGGCGCAACGTCTTATTTCTGATAAAGAAAGAAAAGATGCGAGTCGATGACAGGTTGCGTCTGCTTTACTATGTTCAAGACTTGACCAAGAAGATAGACGATTTGAATAAACGCATACTTATACAATTCGAATATGAGCAGGATATCGCCCCACATCACGTTAGCCGAAGCCACCAAGAGCCAGACTGCCTTACGGTTGGGAATTTCAAATCAGCCAGGTCCTGATATTATCAAGTCGATGGAGCTGGTGGCTTATCAGATATTTGAGCCGCTACGTGCGTGGCATGGCAAGCCGATTGGCATTAGTTCTTTTTACCGCAGTCCAGAACTTAACAAAGCGGTTGGTGGAAGCAAGTCGAGTCAGCACATGAAAGGTCAGGCGATTGACATCGATGCGGATATTTTTGACAATGGTTTAACTAATAGGCAGATTTACCTTTGGATCATCCGGAACCTTGACTTTGATCAGCTCATTTGGGAGTATGGTGATGAGCAAAACCCAGCATGGGTGCATGTCAGTTACGTCAGCAAGGAAAAGAACAGGCATCAGATATTACAGATACCATGAACGAAAGGGATAAGGCCAAGGAGTTGATTTTCCACCATTGGTTCCACATGTATGGCAATCTGTTGCAAATGTCAAAGGATAAGGCATTGGACCAAGTGGAACGGTTAATCATCCACGATCCTGAGCGTGCGACCTATTGGCTCAAGGTAAAGGCCGAAATTCTCGCTTTTTGATAGGCACCATCACCCCGGCTGACCATTGTCTGTTGAATGGTTCGTATGAGCCAAAGAAAAACAAGTCTTTGCTGTTAAGATAACCGACCATGCCACTGATCTGTGATTGGCTGTTCAGTGCGCCTCCAGCGAATAGACCAGCTGATTTCTTGTAGCTTTTATTGATAATAGTGGATATGGGTAGCTTGAGCCGCCATGAAATCTCACGGCTTAGAACTGTGTTTTGCGATATTACCTCTTTTAAAACGATTTTAACAGTGTCATTTTCCAAGCTGTCCAAGTATGTCAGCTCACGGAAAAAAGCTTTTAGAATCGCTCCTGTGTCGATGTCACCGCTAGGCAGTGGTGGGTTTATGATATTGATGGGCTGACCAGGTGGCAAGTTGATGGTCTGAGGCGGTAGGTTGACGATGACCGTATCAGAGCTGACATTGGTCTGGTTGAAGCTCAAGGCACCGGATGTGCGCAGGTCGATGTAGATGGCCACCACAGCGATGATGGCAATTAATGATATGATTTGGTTTAGTTTCATGTTAAAAAAGGAAGCCCCCGATAATCAGGGGGCGGCCAACCAATAAACTGACAAACAAACACCAAAACAAATTTACTGAATTTTGGTATTACCTACCCTGATGCCAATGATACCAAGAGCTGTCAGGATTAATTCGGTGGCTTTTACCAAGTCACCTGTTTTGTAATAGTGAAGCAAGCCAAGTCCGATAAGTCCTAGTCCTGCCCATACTGCTTTTGATTCCCACCAATTTTTGCTCATTTCAATATGATATTACCTGTTAAATTAATTTTCACTGATTCACATCGATTCAGTTGTCCGTCTAAATTTACGACTTTCAAAATCAAATCGCAAAAGTTCCTCATGCCGACAGGATCTCCCGCTGGCACATAGGCATCATCGTAGCCACGACCTTCGACCTCACAGATGATTGGCTTGTTATGGGTGAGCATGTACATCCCATTTCTTTGACGAGTGAGCCATAGTTCCATCTCATTGTCCTTGTTTTATTAAGGTTTGACGTTCTGCAAGTGTGTTGCGCAGGCGGTCTATCTCCTCCTTGTGGTTGTCAAGCTTGGCATCATGGTTGATGACCAGCTCATGCACCTTTTCAACTTTGGCTGTCAGCGAGCTGAATTGGTAGGCGGCTATCCCAAGCAATGCCCAAGTGGTTATATTTTTGAGCCATCCTACTGTTTCTAATGTGGTTCCCTTTGTTGTCATTTAATTATGGTGTACATGGTGTAAATGTATATATACCTTTAAATAGTATTGATAATTCAACTGGATGAATCGCAGTATAACAATTTTCAATCTTGATGTAAACTGATGTGACATTGTCAGTAACGGTTATCGTTGCTTGACCTCCGAAAATGGATTGTAGGAATACAATGAAATTAGGGTCATTAAGTTGGAATCCAGTATTTTCAAGTGTAATGTTTCCATTTGGACTTGTAAAAGTGAAATCATTCGTATAATCAGTTATATCAACTGGCATATCCACCTCATAACAAGCTTGAGACAAATCACAAGACTGGCCGTTCCATAATATAGGATTTGTAACGAATGTGTCAGTTGTCAACACTTGCCAATTTGTTCCAATTGGAACGTCTTCAAGAGACCATAAAAATCCACCACAACCATTAACACTACCTGGTAATGTTACAACACCACCACCAGCATCTTGTTGATATTGACCTTGTATATCCACACCAATCTCCCACCAATAACCCAATGTTGGGAATATTGTATTGTTTATGCTCCAACTAAATCCATTATAAGCACAATTTTCAGCGGTAACTATATTATCAGCCCAAGCAATACACTTTGGTCTGGTGCAATCCGTAAATTCTGCTGTATATGATGAAATCCCATCAAATAAACCAAAACTTATTGGTGCATTTATACTATAGACATTATCTATTTCAATGCTATATGTACCAGCAGCATAATTTACATTGACCGTTATTATAGCATCGCCACCAAAAATACCTTGAAGATAAGTTAATATAACCGGGTCATCAATGGTATATGCATCAAGACCGTTTGCGGCTAAATTTAAAGTATAACCACTTGCAAGTTGAATTTCTGTCACATATAAACTTGTTGAACCAGTTGTAAAAACACCTTGTGTCTTGAAACATCCTTTGTTCAAATCACAATCATACTTTTCCCAATTTAATGGAATACCATTGCCAGTCCAACCAACTGGAGGTACTCCTTCATCTTCCAAAGACCAAACTATAAATAATGAAATATCGTAACCTAGAACTGCTGAAAAAACACCAAGTTGAGGTTGGTAATTTGTCTGACCATCAACTCCATTAACCCAATAATTGCCAGTCCAAGATGCTGATTGGTTTTGAAATTCCAATGAAATTGTCCTATCATCAACCGTACCAAACCATATGCACTTGTTTGATGCACCACCACCTGGCAACAGACCTATGATCTGCTTCCCTACATATGATTTACAGCAATTAATACTCATTGTTTTGGCACATTTGGAGGCACTCGACTTGTCCTCTAATTTCGCAAATAAAATCGATTGCTAGGTAGCTAAATCGGTAAACTTTTGACTCATCCAATGCAACTCCTTTGTTCTCAGCATTCCAAATAGTAACGGCATCGGTGTCATACGATGTTACCTGGAGCGATACGCTGGTAGCGTTCATGGCCGTAGCGGTCGCATCCATATCGCCTTGCAGTTCTCCAATGATCTGCGCTGCGAGATTATCATCCACCATTGGCGAGTCCTCAAGCTGAACTTTTGGAACGGCTACTACCAAACGGAGCGGAAATGTTGCCGTTATGTTCTTGCTGGTATCAATGCAACTGTTCAACCTTATGGCGGTTGTATCTGGTCGGACGGTTGTTGTTCCACGCTTACGTATATAGGCGGTGCCGTTCTTATCGAAGTTCTGGACATCGATGTAACCTGCCTTGAATCCTTTGTAATACATCGGTCGCAATGTACCATCCGTGCGCTGGATGATCTCGGTATATTCATACACGGTATCAAAGTACCCGGTCAGTTTAAGCTTGTCTGCTATGTCGCAGAATAGTATGTTTATCATGCTACGTTTCCAAATATGCGAGCGAACTCGAATTTAATATCCTTGATGAACTCCTGAACTTCCGCATCGGTCAAGGCGAAGACCTTGCCGTACTTCTGCTCAAGTCCAGCTACCTTGTCCTGATTGATTGGTCGCTTCAGTCCGATGAAGTATTCATGTGGCCCACGCTCTTGAGGGGTTGGAACTTTGCCATTCTCAAAGTCAGACTTCAAATCGCCAGAAAGTTCCAGGTTGACATAAGCTCCACCTGATGGCTTGCCCAAGGCGGCCTTGTAATCCTTGTAAGAATCTAAATAGACAGTGACATGAGATCGGCCATCCTTGAACTTGGTCTCACCTGTTTTGCCTCTTGGCGTTCCAAGCTTTGAACCTCCAAAAGCTTTCTTGGGGTTTATGTAAATACCGCCATCTGCTTTGTACTGACCTATCTGGCCACCGTTGGCATTGCCTCCATCTGTGAAGATTCTCTTACTCACCGCAGCCACGGAACTATAAGCAGCCAACCGAAGCGGCACATCATTGGCTTCTATTTCAGCCAATGCCTGACGCAGCTTTAAGTTGAACTCCTCTATTGTCATGGTAACATGATACGGTGTCTGACAGNNTGTTACATTGGAAGCAGCGGTTTGTAGGAAGCTGCATATTGCCAAGCCAATTACTCATAATCTCCTTGTATTTGTTTACATAGAAACCATGACGCTCCTTGAGCTGGTCAAGGTTGATAGTGTGATGATTTGTAGACCTCTCACCGCTGGTATTGTAAGCGGCATCAGTTACAAGTATTTCAGCAGTCTTGTAAGCCAATGGCAAGGCAAGCGACTCGGCATGGCTACAGATCCAGCTCTGATGGTCGCAAGCAATATCGTAAACAACCGATAAACCAGAAGTATGGTTGATGCCTTCGGTGTTGCTGTCATAGAAAGCACCGTTCACCTCGACTCCGTAAGCGGTGACATAGCTGTTATTGCAGCTGATCTTACCACAGCAAAGCCCTGATTTGATTTGTGTAGAATAGCTATCGATACCAGTAGCATCGTATCCGATGAACAGGTTCAGCGGTTGCTTATCAGACTTGTATGATTTATGTAAATAGCCAGTGCTTATCTGACCTGCTACTGTGTCAATGTCAATCTCGTCCAGCTTTAGGTTTTGGCGCAAGTCCCATACCTCAACGGTTACGGTTGTAGTAGCGTCAACAAGCAGACTGATTTCACCTATTGCCACCTTGAAAAAAGTATCCGATTGGTTGAATACCATTTGGATGCCTTGATAGGTAGTGCCTGGCTTTAACGCTTGGGTGCCATTGTAAACACCGAGGCGATGCGAATCGACCAAGCTTGTGGCTAGGTATTGACCTTGGAAATAGTTGTAGATGGTGTTGGTCATCTCACGCACGGCATGCTCAGAGCGAGCTTGAAAGTAATCCGCAGCCGTTGCGTATTGGTTTGTTATGAAGCTCTCGATATCTGCCAGAGATACTCCGACATCATCGATATAGATCGAGCTTTTAGGCGCAGGGGCGTTACATAAATCCCTGACTTGTATAAGGTCTTTGAAACACTCCATGCGTTTAGATTAAAGGGAGGAGCTGTGATAGCCCCTCCCAATTAACAAATGAAACAAGATTAAGCGTTGTTGACTTCGAGCAAGTTAACGAAGTTCACGCCAGCAGAAGCACCAGTGCAGATTAAGTCAGTTGGCAAAGCAACGAGCTTGGTTGAAGTTTGCATGGTCATGCTGATGTTACCGCAGTTGTTAGATACGATCAAGTCAACAGGGATGCCGTAGCGAGGAGTGGTCAATGGGATAATCTCGAAGTTGCTGGAAGCACCGGAAGCCAAGGGGCTGAAGGAAGCTTCAGTTCCAATGGTGTAAACAAGCAACTGCATCGCACCTAGCTGGGTCATCAAGCTGATATTGTTTGATGAGTAAGCATCAACGATGTATGGATCCCAGGCAACTACCTTGCCGTAGCGACCCATGATACCCATAAGGTCCATGCCGTCAGTTCCGCAGCAACCTACATTCAATAGGTCAGTTGAAAGGTAAAGTTCAGAACCACCGAAGATACCGATTGGGGCGCAGTAACCAGTCTGCTTTGCAGCCAAGTCAATCTCAGGCAGGAAGTAAGGGTTTAAGGCAGTGCCGTTCTTGGTGGCAACGGTCTTTACAGCACCAGTAACGTTAGATACATCTGAAGCCCAACCGCCTACCAAAGCAACTGATTCCTCAGCTGTCTTTTGAGCAATCTTCTGCTCGATGGCACCAGCCATAGCGTTCAGACGAGCTGCGATGAAGTCTTGGTTTGAACGGCAGATATTAGCCAAATCGTACACGCTATAAGATTCGCCATATTTTACCTTTTGGCAGATGTCCATGGAATATTCGGCTGAGTTGTCACCACCTTGGTTGGTAGCGGCACAGTCCAAGTTGCACTCGGTTACTTCTTCTACGTTGGCAACAGGAATGCCTGAATCGTAGCGAAGAATTACAGTACGAGTTTTGGCACCACCTGGATTTACTACCTGGTTGATACCTGATACGTTCTCAGGTGAGGTAAGCATTCCCAAGAAAGCCGAATCGCGGCCAAGGGTAGCCACATTGCAAGTGGTGAAATAGGAATTAAGCTCAAGTTGCACATCGGGGCAAGCGAGCAGGGTTGATGAACAAGACATGTTTTAGTATGGATTAAATGTTAGAAATTAGATGAGTTTGCCCTTTGCAGTGGCTTGCACACACATAAATTTCCACACTATTGCAGTGGCCTGCACCAACGCAAATATAAGAAAAAAGGCCGTGATTTCTCACGACCTACCCTATATTCAATTGTAACCTACTATTTCGCGGCCCTGGGATGGATGCGCTTACCTGCCGCCATTGCTGGAGCTTGTTGTGTCGGCATAGGGCGAGGTGTCCTGTTGCCAAGTCCGAAGCCTTGGTTCACCGCTGGCATCTGTGGTGCTGGCTTGCCTGCATGGGGATTGGATTCACCCAAGCCAAGCTCGTTTACAATCTCCTGCATGGCTTCTTCGGCTGGCATGAAATCACCTGCCTTGACCTTAGATTTTATGCGCTCACCGTTGGCGTTCATGATAACCAAGCTACCGCTGTCATCCATATCGAACTTGAGGCGGTTCTTGAGGATTGCCTCGAATCCAGCACGTTCAGCCTCGTTTATCTTGGCACGGAGCTTCAATTGTTCCTTTGCTTTGGAAACCTTGTAATCGATTTCCTTCTGTTTCATTGTAGTGGAAATCTCGGACTTGTATTTCTCAAACTCTTC